CAATCTCATATTCATAATAGAAGAGTTGCGTAAACATCTTGAACGCGAACGCGACGTTGCATCGGAAAAGATTTTCAGGAGTTTGATCGAGAAGAAGAAGCTCATGTTTTTCTTATTATCCGATAAGTCCGGATATAGGCTCCCCAGCAGCCGTACCATAACTACGGCTTCGAAGTCGCTGATAAGGGAAGACAATATGCCGTTGGAGCGAAGCCTTTTTGACTTCGTACCGCAGGAAGACTTTAACGACATGGAGCGGTCCGTTGCCCTTTATCTCGATGAACAGGAAAAGCTTCTTTGGTGGTATCGCAATCTTTCACGGCAGGATTACTCTATCCAAGGATGGAAGAAGAATAAAGTCTATCCCGATTTTATCTTCTCGGATGTATCTCCCAAGAGTCGAGCCGATTACAGCAAAGTTTTTGTAGTAGAGACAAAGGGCCTGCACCTTAAAAACGAAGATACAACATATAAGCAAGACGTTTTCACTTTCTGCAATAATCTCGGCCAACATAAAGAATGGAAAGAGCTATTTGCCGAGTTCCAACACAACAGATTTGAGTTTAAGGTAATTTTCGAAGATGAGTGGAAAGCGCGCATTAACGATATATTCGGATAATCATGAATACCTTTAAAGAAATAGCCCATCAAATTCTAAAAGAATCAGGCAAGCCCTTGCGCTATAAAGACATCACGAAAATAGCTCTAGAGAGAGGCTGGCTTAAGACCGCCGGTAAGACTCCGGATGCTACCATGAACGCGCAGCTCGTGGTCGATATAAACACTAAAAAAGAGAAATCCTTGTTTGTTAAGACGGGCCCTTCGACCTTCGCTCTAAATCCCGAGATAAAAAGTACCGTTACCGTGAAGGCAGAAAAAATATCGGAAAAGAAATACAAGGTATCGCCGAATATATCATCGAAGCAAAAAGGCGATATTGCGGAAGCCAGGATAGCGGAACTGATCGCCCTTTACGGTGAAACATCACTTTCCTGCTACAAGCCGCTTTCGGACGATGAAGGAATAGACTTGATCGTCAAAGAAAAAGGCACCTTGAAGACGATGTATATCCAGATTAAGAGCCGGTACGGGGATAATCCGGACGAAATATTTACCGCCACCACAAAGGCTCAGTCCCTGGCTGAGAATTATGCGATAGCGGTGGTGTTCTGCTATTTTGATACTGAAGAAGGGGATTTGTGGGATTACCTATGGTTTGTGCCTGCCCCGGATTTTATTAAGAAGGCCAATCAGCTTAGCGGCGGCAAAATGCTCGGTTTTGTTGCGGGCCGAAAGCGTAAAGAATCGAACAAGTGGGATGAATACCTAATCGACAAACGTGACCTCGCTAATTCGATTATCAGGCAGATGAAAAGGATATAGCGTTAGCATATAAAAAAGTAAGTTATTTGCCATTGTCAGTATCAAAATCATCAGGTATACTTTATACGTAAGTAGTATAAAGGGTTAGAAACATTACTTGTCCGAAAGTAGGCTAGATTTCGGCCAAGTATATTTTTTCACCCGTTACTTTAAAGATATAAAAAGAATTATGGAGCCGTAGATATGTCACAGGCTAGATCTATAAGGCATCCGATAACAAAAAGACCATTGAAGGTGATGGTTGCGATCATCACTTTATGGTTTTTTTTGTTTAATATGGTTTGTTGTGACGTAACCTGGGCCGCCAAAAGTACCATAGGGTCTACTAGCCTGGGCCCTATTGGTACCGGCGGTTCAGGGAGTTTCAAAGAGCTGAATGTAGACACATTCAGTTTACCAGAGTACCTCGGGCATATAAAGGATTGGTGTAAAAGTAATGGGTCATCTAAGGTAGTTATCCATATTCAGGATGCCCACTGCAACTATGCCGTCCAGCACAAAATTTCCGATATTATCGAGTATCTTAATATGGAATACGGTATAGATGTCGTTAATCTCGAAGGTGGCGCCAAGGATTACGATCTGTCCACTTTTACCAGAATCTACGACAAGGCGATCCGCGAAAAGACGGCAGATTATTTCGTTAAAGAGGGTCTGGTTAACGGCGCCGAATATTTTGCGATCAATAACCCTGAAAAAATTATCCTCTGGGGCATAGAGGATACAAGGCTGTATCTCGATAATCTCAACGTATATCGCGATTCGTTAAAACATAAAGACGAAGTCGATAAGCACCTCAATGTCCTAACTCATTTCCTAACCAACCTCAAGATAAAAATCTATTCGCCGGAACTCCTCGAGCTCGATAATAAGTATTCGCAGTATAAAGCCAATACTTTGGAATTCAAGGATTATTTTCAATTTCTGATCCAGACCGCGAAAAACAAGGCTTTGGATATCAAGGGATTTACCAATATCTATCTTTTAAGCCAGACGCTTACAGAAGAGGAAAATATCGATTTTAAGAAGGCGAATAACCAAAGGGATGATCTTGTTGATAAACTGCAGAAACAATTATCCAAAAATTCGTTGGAAGAACTCGTGTTAAAAACCGTGGAATTCAGATCCGAGAGAATATCGCAAAAAGACTTCTACGCCTATCTTACGCAAAAAGCGAACGTTGTGGGCGTTGAATTGGCCGAATTCCCGGATCTACAAAAATATATCGTCTATATCTCCATGTATAACGCCATCGATAAAATGAAAGTAATGAAGGAGATGGATAGGCTGGAGAATGAGATAAAAGATACCCTTTATCAGAACGACAAGCAAAAAGAGCTGAATAGGCTTTCCAAAAACCTGGCGTTACTCAAAAACATATTCGGTATTTCGCTTACAAAAGAGGATTATGAATATTACATAGACAATGAGCAGTCGTTTAATATGGCGAATTTTGTTTCATTTATAAATAAAGAGGCCCCCTTATACAAGATTAGTGCCCGGCTCGAGAGCAACATCACAGATATAGATCGCTACCGTGAGGCGATATCAAAGTTTTACGAATATGCATTCAAAAGAGATGATGTATTCATAAAGAACTTAAAATACGGTGCCCGGCAGAACATAGCAGTTGTTGTTACCGGCGGATTTCATACGGAAAATCTCTGCGAGTCTCTCAAAAAAGAAAATATCGCTTACATATCAATTATGCCGACCTTTAGGAGTTATGATGGATATGTATGTCCGTATTTCGGCTTGCTGGCCGGTAATGAAGCTCCTTTACTGCAAAAACTACAACCTATCTTTGCTTCCGTGTCATCGATCCAAATAGCCAGCATGCTATCGAGCGCTATCGCTCCCGATGTATGGGGCAGGGCTAATATAGACGCATTCAGGGCGGCCGTCCTTGTGCAGGAACAGATAGCGAAAGGAAGGAATGTCGTAAATATAGCAAGGGCTGGAGACGATGTAGTGTTTCAATTTGAAAATGGCACTACCGAAAAAATGACTATTAGAGCATTGCTCGATGCCGTTCATCAGAAGGATATCGACGGCCAGATGGAAGGATTGCCGGAGGACGCGTTTGAAAATGTCGGGAATATTGATAAAGTCATAGCTGAGATAAAAGGTTTTTTGAACTCTCTCGGGGCATCCCAAGAGGTGTTAGATCGTGTTGATTCGCTCAAAGGTAATAATAATGATGGGCGGGCTTTTGTAAGATTCGTCAGCGGTGTAACGTTTAGAGGTCATGCCGGTGGCCAAGGAATACGGCTTAACGCGGACCTTAAAGGAAATGAGCAGGAAGTTAAAGCAGTTATTATTCACGAAATAGTAGCGGGTTTCTTCGGCGACCATTTTCTTGCGGAACGAGCAGAACAGGCATTTCGCGCAAGCCATGCTGACTCGAAGCTACTAACGCAGGCCTCGCCCCTTGCCATGCCAATATGGAACATGACGCCAGGCCAGCGTCTAGGTATTGATAGAGATTTTATCGCGGTTAATCTCACAGCTCAACAGAAATCCACTATAGATATAGAAGAGGCGTTACGCACCTTTAATGTCGAAAGCAGGATAAAATATGGTTTTACGATAAAACAAATATTAGAACAATGGGCAAAAGAATATCTTATTTATGCTACGTTTGATTTTGGCAATGATGCCGTAATGGCAGAACTGGAAAAATTTGCACAAAAAGACATCGAAAAAACAACCGCCTTATTAAGGCAGGCATTCCTGATGGATCGAAAAATAGGTGTGGTAATATCGGATATTAATATAAAATTAGATCGGCTGGGATTTACAGACGTAAAAATAGCAAAAGTGGTATTATCCGCCGGAATGAAAACAGGGTGGATTAAGGCGCGAGGAGATTTACATATCGATCATGATTACAATTGGGCAACTTCATCAAGATTTATGGCATTGGTACCAGCAGATTTTAACTTACAGCGTGATACTACATCCTGTTTATATGTCGATATGCTTCCATTTATTAATGGAAGTATGTCTGCATCGATAGACGGTGCGGAACTTCATGGAATAATAGCTCATGAAGTAGGACATGCCATAGCTGGCATGGTTGTTCCATCGGTCATAGCCGATACGGATCATGCCGCGCATCTTCGATTACTGGATACCTTTATGGGACTACAGCCGTATATCGCAATCCCAGAAGAGGTGCGAGAACATATAAAGTCAGTTCAAGATTTGATAAATTTAGGAGAATTCATATCAAATTGGGTTGCCTTTAAACTTTACGGGCAAGAAGCAGCAAAGAGTTTGTTACTTGGTGTAATGAGAGATGCCGGTCAACCTCAAGAAGGCGTGAGGAGGACGCATCTCGAAGCGACAAATAGATCTGCGGATCTGATCGCATTTGCCAATAAAATAGGCATAGATAAAAACCTTATTCCATCAAGATTATTGGCGAAAGCGGAATTATATTCTTCTGAAATAGAGTTTTATGAGAAGCTGTTCGATGAGCTACGTTTTAAAGAACCGGCAGAAATAGCGGAAGGCGTGGTGGGGCCGTTGCATTTAAGGGAATCAGACGTATTTTTGAGTGCTTCTGCGGATCAGGGAATTTATGCTATTGGAGCAGCCGAATATGCAGGAGAGTCGATTGGGCTGGGGATTGAAAGGCAGGATGTTGAAAGCCAATCCATACCACAGCATGTTAAATTATTAAGTGCTACCAGAGCAATAGGAGTAGTGCCAGAAAGCAGCGTGGATAAAATAGCATGCATTAGCCTAGCGATTAGTACCGATTCACGACAAAGCGAAGAGGTAATTGCGGATATTTTGACTGTAGTTAAACATGATGGAGGATTAATTCATTTTAAGCCAAGAGATAAAATTACGGATAAAGACGGATGGATCGCTTTCTGTGCGGAAATTGCCAAAAAGATGAATCTTGAGTTAGAGGTGGTTAATAGGGATACAGTTATTCATGGCATATTGTTTAAGGTAAGCCCCGCAAAAATCAGTATTAAGTTACAACAGGCTATTGAAACAATGCCAGAACAAGTGAGAGTAAGAATACAAGCAAGCCCTACAGTAACAGTAAAAGTGTTTTCTTTCATGGGGTGGGAAGAAATTTCTCTCGCTGACGTAGCCTTATCTTATGGCCAAAAGATACTTTTGTTTAATGAGTCTCTTAATCAATATGAAGTGTATGTATACGATGGGACACATTGGCAGTTTGAACGAGCGAGCATATCAGAATGGAATTTGCTTTATAATTATAATGTTGTGGAAACAAGAGTGGAAGAAAAAGAGCGGGTATATGTATATCAAACTCTTGGCGGAGCGTTAAAAGATATCGGCGTTCCTGGCAACGCTGAAGCAACAAAAGCAGGCAATATGACATTAATGCGCTGGGACGATCTCGCTGCCGGAGAAAATGTTGAGACAAAAGTTATTAATGGAATATCGGTCACCGCAAAATTTATTTATAGTGAACCTCTTGGCTGGGGCGCCATGCCAAAAGGCATGTCCTCATATCATTTTTACGATAGTAATGGTAACTTAGTAATAGTCGGGGCTTGTTATCTTTCAGAAGAAGAGTTAAACGAGGCTTTCTATCACGAAGGACGAGAGGCGCATTGGACAACTGTTCTTTCCGAGGAGGCACGGCAATCGAATGCAGCGTTAACAGCAGAACTATTAAATACGATACGGCGCAATGCCCATATTCTCGCATCAGCAGAGGAATCAGTCGCGTTTGGCGATCCGGTCTTAACGCCTTTCCACAAAAGACAGGTTGCCAGCATGTCCCAGGGGCTATTAGAGCAATTACTGCAAGAAAACCGGCAAGCTCATCATGAATTAATCAAGGTCCGCCTATCAGCTGCTGATTACGAAAAATATTTAAGCTATGAGCAAAGATTTGTGAGCAAGCTTGAGCAGAAACTTTCTATGCCGGACAGAAGAACGCAGGTGCAGGAACTTAGGCGATTGGGTGAAGCACTCCAGCAACAATTCGGAATTACATTAGATGATATCTACCTCAATGAGGACAAGGTATCTCAAAACCAAGGATTGCTACTGGAAAGCGATTATCCCGAAGTCAAAGCATTACTCGAAAGAACCATAGAAAATTTACGACAAGCGCATCCGGCTTGGCTTCAGGTTGTTCGTGGCAAGACATTAAGGATAGCGAAGCTATTAGGCGAGGGCAAAAATGTAGGCGGCAGAGCCGATTTGGATAATGGGACATTTACGTTGGTTCTTGATAGTTACGCCTATCAGGAAACGCTCGATGGAAGGGTTAGTCTGGATAAGGGAATAGCCGCCGCGGATGGAACGAAATATTCCAACGAGCAATGGATTTTGTTCCATGAGATAGCACATCTAATGGATCCCTATCGCGGGCAAGCCGTTAGTGCATTTTTCGATCAGATGGGAATTGATAGGTTCCTTCAATCTGATGAATATGTAGCTTTATTGGAAGAAAATCAGCAGTTAGAAGCCCAATTAAAACAAAGAGGCCTATTTACGTCGCCATCGCCTTACTTAGTACGCTCACCAGATTTTATAGATAAGTTAAATCGTATAAGAGATGAAATCGATAAGAATAAATATTACAAGGCACTGCTTGTTAAAGGATCGCGCTCTATTACCACGGGTGATATGCAAGGGTATACAATAACACCATATGCCGGGGCCTCAAGGTTTGAGTTATGGGCTGAATCATTAACGGCATATTTTCTTTGCCCCGATTTGTTAAGGCAAAAAGATCCAGAAATGTTTTCTCTGCTCAGTATGGTAATTAATCCTGATCTGGTTTCAAAGGGTTTACCGGTACAACCAACAGCTATTTCGTTTGGTGGAAAAGAAACAAGTGACATTCGTGCCACAACTACGGTTGGAGCTCTCGGTGCCTCCGAAGGTAGAGGCAATGATGTTAAGGTAGTAGTAGGCATTCCTGTCGGCATGAACAGAGCCAATGTGCAGTCCACAGTAAGTGCTGTTAATAGGGGGTTGGCCAGAAACGGATTCGGCAGGATAGAAGATAATAAACAGGTTATAACATTCGAGATAGACGCGACTGACGCAGAAAAAACGCGGCAGAATCAGGAAAAAGCTATGCAGAAGGCACAGGAAGGACTAGCACCGGAGGGACGGATTGTACTCTTTGCGCCTCAGATGGAGAAGGGCCCCCAGCTTGCCGGTAAAACTCAGGAGCAATATAAGGGGCAAGGTAATATATCAGTTGTACCGGATGCTTATAGTGATGCTAGCCCCGAGCAGGATATTTATCCGGACATCATGCTTCGAGTAGCATTAGGAAGAGATATTGCTTTTTATTATACCGGTCGTGATACTCAGGGCGCTCTCGCCAGAATAAACAGCTTACTTACTAAGGTAATAGACGGATTTGCGCCGATAGTAACGATTGACGATTTATTGAACATACTAAAGCCGCTAAGGATTCGTCCTATTGACTTCAAAACCATCACCGATTGGCAGAAGGCCCAGGAAGCCGTGGCTACCTCACTGTAAAATTTTACTATTTAACAAAAGTTAGATTTTCCTCGCCCGATAATCCCCGCCATGATATAAATATAAGTCCTATTGAAGGCACATTCCTGCTCACGGTTTCCGTGAGTTTTTTTATCTCTACTGCCCTATAGGACAAAGAGATAGCACAGGCTCATCAGACACCGAGATGGGAGGCATAGGTGTCCAATGAGCTTGGCATACGGACGTTTATTCTCTAAATGGGAAATAAATTTAGCAAAAAAACTTATAAGAGAGTACAGGAGAAGCTATAAAGCCCTCGCGAAAGAGCTTGAAGAGGATCTCCTGCAGGAATGCCTTACGCACTTGTATTACGCGCGCCGCAAAATCCCTCCGGAAGAAATCAGATCCAACAAATCCCTTGTAGCAAACGTCATCAAAAAGAAGCTCAATCAGATAGTACGCGACCATAAACGACATAAGCGACTCGTAACATCATTAACCGAAAACCTTGACGAGATCGAAGATTTAGAAGAAGCATCAAGTATCGATCCCCGCGAGCATCTCTATAAAACAGAACTCCGCACAGACCTCGAAAAAGCCTTCCAGAAACTAAACCCCATACAAAAAGAAATCTGCCGCCTCATTATCGAAGAAGGATTGAACCCAACGGATATCGCCCGCCATCTTCAGATAGACCGCGGCACCGTCTATTATGAGCTCAAACTCATCCGCAAAATCTTCCAGAAAGAGGGCATGGAAGAGTACCTCAAATAAATATTTCAAAATAGTTTTCAACACTTTTCAGAAAAACGGCTACTGGAATAAGTGAGGGGAGTGTAATCGATGAAGATCTTAAAAAACCTAAAAGAGCTTTACCGAAGTAAAGACCCGTATTACAGGCGGCATATGCGCGCGACGAATCCTAAGTGTCCGCGCCGTAAACCGGAAAGGACGGATGAATGCAGGGGTTTCAGTATCTGGAAAACAATTTCTTCAATCTGTGCAAGACTCGGAAGATTTATAAAATCTCGCAACTTCTTTTGATTTATCTGCGGGGACTTTATTTCTACTTCGGGAAGCCTACGTTCTACTGGAAGGATGAACGTATATTACATCACCTGGGTATAGCAAAGAACACATTAAGACAGGCCAGGGAGCTCTTGAAAGAACGCGGCGTGATTGACTACATTACGCAGGCAGGCCGGGGACGCGCGGTCTGCTATCTTATTCTTAAGACGGAGCTGGCCCCAGAATTAAAAGGGTCAAAAATTAACCCTTTTGTGGATAACTCAAGAAAAGGGTCAGAAGTTGATCGAAAAGGGTCATATTCTGACCCTTTCCTTATGCGTAAAAAGGGTCAAAAATTGACCCCCAAGAGTTATATAGAGAGTAAACCATTAGAGTATATTGTGGATAACCTACTCAAATTCAAAAAACCGGATGAAAAACCTAATCTCCCATAAAAACTTCTTCGGGTCCTTCCGGGGGCGGGAGCGGCGAGGGTCGGGCGGAGCGCATTTTGTCAGTGATTGCGGAATAAAAAAAGCGTGTCAGTAATGTCAGTAAGTAAGGAAACTTTGAAAACGTGTTCAAATTGCCTATGTTCGTAAGTGATTGAGTTTATTAGAGATAGGAGATGATTTTTTATGAAAAAACGCAAAAATAACACCTCAAAAATCACTGACACGACTGACATAGTTGATGTCAGTATGTCAGTGATTAAACCCGCTGAATACAACCCCAGAGAGATATCGGACGAAGCCCTTCAGGGCCTTAAGAGGTCCCTCGAGAAGTTCGGCCTTGTCGACCTTATGGTCGTTAATAAACGCAACATGCGTATCGTATCCGGCCACCAGCGATATAAGGTCCTCAAGGATGCCGGTGTCGATAAGGTCAAAGTTATCATGGTTGATCTCGATGAGGTCAATGAGATGGCCCTTAACGTCACTTTGAACTCACAGGCTATTCAGGGCGCCTGGACTAAGGCCTTGATTCCCATCCTTGAGAAGCTTCGAAACGACCTTCCGGACGATTATTTACAGCTTCGGCTCAAAGAACTGCGGGATGAGGTAAGGCACCTTGAGATCGAAAATATGGGGCAGGGAAAAACGCTTCCCGATGATATTCCCGCCCCTCCAAAAGTAACGGTCACCAAGAAAGGCGACCTTTGGATACTGGGTAATCACAGGCTTCTATGCGGCGATTCCACAAACGAGGACGATGTCAGGCGCCTTATGGCCGGTGAGAAGGCAAGTCTATTCGCTACAGATCCGCCGTACTGTGTGGACTATCGTGGTTGCGACCGGCCGAAAGGCGGAAAGGACTGGTCGGACGTCTATCATGAGATAGACATACCGGACGCCAAGAACTTCTTACGGCACTTCTTATTGATCGGCCTTAAGTATATCAAGGAGAAAACCGCCATGTATCTCTGGCACGCCTCGAAGCGTAGAGCCACGGTTGAGAGCATATGCGATGAGCTCGGGATCCTCATTCACCAGCAGATTATATGGGTCAAACCCGTAGGAATCCTCACGTATTCGTTCTACACCTGGCGCCATGAGCCGTGTCTACTCATGTGGAAAAAGACCCAGAAACCGCCCTATAAGCCTAAAGACAAGTCAATCGGAAGTGTCTGGACGCCTATGTTTGTCAGGACTGGCGATCCTTCAAAGCCTGAATATCATTCTGATGTCTGGGAAGTCGACTGGGAAGGCAAGAAACGTAACCCCGGTTACGAGCACCCTACCGTAAAACCTACCGAGGTATTCGCGATCCCCATGCGGGTTCACACCTCGGTAGGCGACATCTGCTATGAACCGTTCTCCGGGTCAGGTTCTCAGATTATTGCGGGTGAGCGGCTTAACAGGCGTGTCTTTGCGATGGAGATAGAGCCTGTATTCTGCGATGTAGCGGTTAAACGGTGGGAGGAATTTACGGGTAAGAAAGCGAAGCTGGAGGTGAAGTCTTGACCGAAGAGAAACAAAACCTTGCCGAGATAGCGAGAAAGAAGCGGCATTTATATCTTATTCAGAAACTCAACACCGGTAACCTTACCAAGCCCGAAATAAAAGAACTCGAGGAATTCGAGAAAGGCGAAGAGAAGCGGGTAATCGTAAAGTCGCTTGATGAGCTTCGGGAAGTGATGAACGTCTCGGAGAGGACGCTTTTTCGCTGGAAGAAGGAAGGCATGCCCGTCACAAAAGAGGGCTTCTACGACCTTGAGGAAATAAGCGAATGGTATAAGACTAAAGTCGGCCTTATCCCGGCTGATGAAAGCGAAGGCAAGTTCTACTGGCAGGAGCTCATCCTAAAGTGTAAGGCCCGCCTTTTGGAGATAGAAGTCGCTAAAGCCCAGGGCGAGCTCATGCCAAGACAAGAAGTCGAGCAGGGTTGGGCAATGCGGGTAGCGGCAGTTCGGGCCGAGTTCACGGCCTTACCGGACAGGGTTGCGCCGATTTTAGCCATGAAAGAGCCGCGGGAGATTAAGAAGCTTTTACTTGATGCCATTATCGAGATAACGGATGAATTCGCGGGAGTCAAGAAGTGAAGTACGTAACAAAAAAGAAAAACAGGGAAATCTGGCCTGACCTTGAGAAATCCTCATGGAAGAGCCCTGACAGGATCACGGTTTCGGAATGGGCTGATGGCTTCAGATATCTAAATCCAGTCACAAGCGCCGAACCTGGGAAATGGAAGACTTTTAGGACGCCGTATTTGAAAGGCATCATGGACGCTTTTACTGATCCTTACTGCGAAGAAATTACGGTTATGGCCGCCTCCCAAGTTGGTAAGACCGAGGGCATGCTCAATATGCTCGGGTATTTGATTGACCAGGATCCAGGCCCGACACTTATGGTTCTTCCAAGAGAAAGCGACGCGAAGAGTATTTCGTATAACCGGATACTTCCGATGATTGAAGGATCAGAGGCTTTAAGGAGACATCTTCCGTCGTTAAGCGATGACATAACGAAACTCGAGTATCACTTGGACCGGATGATTCTTTATTTTGCGGGATCGAACTCACCGGCAGATCTCGCGTCCCGGCCTATCCGGTATCTATTTTTGGATGAAGTAGACAAATACCCGAAGTTTTCGGGCCGTGAAGCAGATCCGATAAAACTTGCAAGCGAGCGCCAGAAGACGTTCTGGAATAAGAAAACGGTCAAAGTTTCGACTCCCACAACACGCGAAGCCTATATTTACCGCGAATATGAAAAATCCGACCGCTCCCGCTACTATGTGCCTTGTCCTCACTGCGGTAAGTACCAGGTTCTTATGTTCGGCCAGATAAAGTGGCCGAAAGACGAACGAAATCCCGAACGCGTAAAAAACGACGCTCTCGCATGGTACGAGTGCTTTTACTGTAAGAAGCACATAAAAGACCACGAAAAGGCGCGAATTCTTTTATCGGGCCGGTGGGTGCCTGAAGACGCCGACATCGATGACAAGGGAAAGATTCACTCCGACAGGTTAGGCGCGAAACACAGAGGCTTTTCAATCAATTCGCTTTATTCTCCGTGGCTAACATGGAGTGACATTGCTTCGGAGTTTTTAAGGTCAAAAGATTATATCGAGCTTTTGATGAACTTTGTCAATTCCTGGCTTGCGGAAGTTTGGGAAGAGAAGATCGAAGAAACAAGCCTCGATAAGGTGAAATCTTTATCGTGCGACTACGATGAGGGCGAGGTGCCGGATGACTGCATAGTCCTAACGGCCGGTATAGACGTTCAGAAGGATCACTTCTACTTCGTTATCAGAGGCTGGGGTTATTACGAAGAGTCCTGGCTCATTCGTAAGGGCCGGGTTGAGTACTGGGAGGACATTGTCGATATTCTCTTTAAGACAGAGTACAAAAAGACCGGAAGCGCGGAAACTCTCGAAGTTTACATGTCCTGTGTAGATTCAGGCTACCGGACAGACGAAGTCTACGCTTTCACGAGAAAATGGCATGACCGGACAAAAGCCATAAAAGGCATGGAAGAGATTCCGGGAGGACGATTCTACCGCGCGGCCAAGATAGATATCAATTCACGTACCGGCTCAACTATAAAAAGAGGTCTTGTCCTCTGGAGCTTAAATGTAAGTCAGTATAAGGACAAGCTTAATCGCCTTATAACATCGAAAGACCCAAAAAAGTGGCACATCTTCCGTAATCCCGACAGCGACTACCTCGAGCAGATAACCTCGGAACACAAGGTTCTCATAAGAAATCGTAACACGGGCCGCGCGAAAGAAGTCTGGCAGAAGAAAAAAGACGCTTTAGCCAACCACTACCTTGACGCCGAAGTCTATGCCTTGGCCGCGGCTGACATAATAAGGGCCCTAAACATAAGAAAAGACGAATCCGTCAAGGTGCATAAAAAGATCGTGCAGGACGAACACTCCAGGCACGACTGGATAAGAAAGAGGGAAGGTCGCTGGATTTGAGATGGATCGAAAGAAAACCGAACTGGCTTGGGAACCAACGAAGTGAAAGAAAAAAGGAATCATCCGATGATTACGGAGTTATTTATATCCCGCTTAAGTGCCCTAAGTGCGGATCGAAAAAGATTAAATGTTACGGAACGCACGCGCCTATTCGCTATCACTATTGTAAGGCATGCGGGCACAATTTTAAGTCAATCGAGGAAAATTACGCAAAATAGCGTTTTCCACGTTGTAGTAACGACCCCCTTGCGGGATTTTGTGAAAAGGTTAGTATTAAGTTAAAAAGGAAATTTTTTATGGCAGGTCCTACAGTCCGAGAGATGCTCGATAACGTGAACAAGGCAATAGACGCTATAACTTCGGGAGGCGCCGTTCAAAGTTACTCCATCGGCGGGAGGAATATCCAGAAGATTCCGTTATCCGAACTGTTAAAGCTTCGGCAGGTCTTGAAGCAGGAAGTTAAGGCGGGCCGGGGATCAACCACATACGCGAGGTTCGATAACCCGTCATGAAACTCGAAGATAGAATCGACAAATTTATAGCATTCTTTTCGCCGCGCCGCGCGCTTAAAAGGCGCATGTACCGTGAGGCCTTAAGGATAACGGAGCATTTCCGGGCGTTTAAGGGGGCGGATAGATCGCGTCTACGTTCAAGCTGGCTTCCCGGGCCCGCGTCCGCTGACGAGGCGATACTTCCTGAACTCTCCGATCTTCGTGAAAGGTCCCGCGACCTAAATCGTAACGACGCCCACGCATCAGGCATAACGCTTACTATGACAACGAATGTCGTGGGAACGGGTATCCGGCCTCAGTCAAGGCTTGATAAGGAAATCCTCGCTATCAGTGAAGAAGAAGCGAAGCTCTTCCAGAAGAATGCCGAGCGTTCTTTCAAAAGATGGATACCTTTTGCTGATGCCGAGAACCGCATGGACTTTTATGAGATACAGAATTTAATAGACCGCCAGATATTAGAAAACGGCGAAGCCGTCATAATTCCTCTTATGCTCGAGGATGGAATAAGGCCTTATTCATTCGCTCTACAGATCGTGGAATCGGACCGGCTCGCCACCCCGCCTGACAAGAGGGGCGATAAATCCATAAGGTCGGGCGTAAAGATAGGAGAGCGTGGCGAGCCGGTCTCATACTTCATCCAGAAAAACCACCCGGGTGATATTCGCTACGGTAAAAAAGACAAAAAGGATTTTCAGGAGATTCCCGCATATAACGCATACGGCAGAAAAAATATATTTCACCTTTACCACGTTTCACGTTCCGGTCAGACAAGGGGAGTTCCGTTCTTTTCACCGGTCCTTACATATTTTAAAGACCTATCAGAGTACGCGGAAGCCGAGCTTGTGGCCGCGCGCATAGCGGCGTGTTTCTCGCTTTTTATAACAAGCGAAGCATCGATGGATGTTGGGACAGGAAATCTCTTTGAGCGTAACTCAAAAGATCAGGCGATAGAGGGCCTTGAGCCGGGCATGATTAAGCACCTGCTCCCGGGCGAATCTATAACAAGTTTTAATCCCCAGAGGCCTTCGGCCACGTTCGAACCTTTCGTTGATAGGATTTTAAGGGCAATATCAGCGGCTTTAGGTCTACCGTACGAGCTTGTGGCCAAGGACTTTTCGAAGACAAACTACTCAAGTGCCAGAGCCGCACTACTTGAGGCACGTAGGTATTTCAAAGTGAGACAGGAGTGGCTATCCAGAAAATTCTGCCAGATTGTCTGGGAGATGGTCTTGGAAGAGGCGTATCTAAATGGTGAGCTCGGCAATATCCCGTTTTACGATAATCCGAAAGACTATACCTCCGCGAGCTGGATCGCTCCGGGCTGGGAATGGGTAGATCCGCTTAAAGAGGCTCAGGCCTTCGAGGTGGGCCTTAAGAATAACATCATAACGCATTCGGATATCTACGCCTCTCAAGGTAAGGACTGGGAAGAGGCGTTTTACCAGAGGCAGAGGGAGAGGACCTTGCAGAAAGAGCTCGGAATCGAAGAGGAAGAAAAGAATGGGAAGAAAGAGCAAGCGAAAGTCGAAGACGAAGAAACTGAAACTAAGCCTAAAGAATAACATGTCCATGCCGAAGGAGCTCGAGGTTTCGGTTGAGGAAGGAGGCAAGATTGAAAAAAGAGGAACTTTTTAGAACAGGCGTAATTAAAAGTAAGGCGGTTACGATAGAACGGCAGAAAGAAATAATCAAAGGTTTCGCCGTAGTTACAAAAGGCGTCACATTCGATGAAAGGGGTGAATTCGATGACATAAGTTTAGATAAGATTATCGAGCTCGGTAATAAGTCCAAGATCGGCGCGAAGTCGAGGTTTGGGCATCCCAACATGAGCACGACCGCGCTCGGCACGTTTCTAGGACGGGTGAAGAAGTTCAGGCTAGACGGCGACATTGTAAGGGCCGACTTACATATCGACCCGACAGCGCACGATACGCCGGACGGGGACCTTGCCGGTTACGTCATGGACCTTGCCGAGTCGGATCCCGAAGCCTTCGGCGCCAGCATGGTCATATCCTGGGACGAGGAGTTCAGGAAAGACAAGGACGGAAACGTCCTAAAAGACGACGAGGGAAACGAGCTTCCGCCTTTAATCAGGGTGAAGAAGCTTTTCTCGGTCGACGTCGTGGATGATCCGGCCGCCAACAAGGGCTTGTTCGGCATGCCCTTTTTTACCGAAGACGTGAAGTTGTCGGGCGCGTTTACGTCTTTTTTAGATAGATTTTTGGAGGATGAATCGGCTGTTACCAAGGTTATCGCTTTCCTTGGAAGATACAGCGTAAACCGTAAAGCGGAAAAAATAGGAGGAAAAGACATGTTTGAGGAGCTAACGCTTGAAGCGCTTCAAAAGGAACGATCCGACCTTTTTGATAAGGCGAAAGGGATCGGTTTCGAGGAAGGTAAGAGAAAAGGAGACGAGGAAGGGGTGAAGAAAGAAAGAGACCGCGCCGTCTCGATCCTTAAGAAGGCAAAGACTTTTAAGGACATGACGGATCTCGCGATCTCAGCGGTCGAGGAGGGCCTAAACCTTGACCAGGCCACGGTGAAGTTTCAGGAAAAGCAGCTGGAAGGCATAAAGGCCGCGCATCCCGCGTCACCTGGTCCGGATAACGAGGACAAGACAAAGGAGAAGAAGACGCACCTTGAAAGGGCGAGGGCCTACAAAGAGGAGCATAACTGCAGTATGACAGAGGCTCTTCAGGCCACGGCGGACAAAAGAAAGTAAACCTAAAAGAGGAGGGTAAGAAAAATGTCACAGTATAACATAGGCTCAAAAGCGTTTTTGGCTGGGGAAGATCTCGAGGCGTGGAGAAGGGTGAAGCTTTCCGCGGGTACAGGCGATCAGGTCGAGTACGCGGATGCCGGAGAGGACTTTATCGGCGTAACGGGACACAAGGCAGCTTTAGGCGAACACATAACCGTAGATCTAAAGACGAGAGGAAGGACATTTAAACTCTCGGCTTTGGACGCCATAGCAGCGGGCGCGGACTTCTACGGCGCCGATGACGGCAAGGTATCGGCGGTCGTTTCGGGTTCTATCCAGGGGAAACTTCTCGAAGCTTCCACAAGCGACGAGGAGATAGTCGAAGGACTTTTCGTGTAACGTAACAAAAGAAAGAGGAGGGACTAAAAATGCCGGAATATCAGGGAACAAGGGCAATACCGAGGTTAGAGCTCGGGACTGCGGCGCTTGAGTTTATCGAGGCGCAGGACGAATTTATCGGGACAAAGGTGCTCCCGATATTCGGAACGAAGAAAAAAGCATCTATCTTCCCCGCGATAACAAGGGAGTCGATCACGAGGGAAGCGGACACAAAGAGGGCTCCGAGGGGTAACTACAACCGCGATTCTTTCCAGGCGAAGGACAGGCAGTACGCCTGCGAAGAGCACGGTTTGGAAGGGCCTCTTGACGATTCCGAACGTGAGATGTACGCGACAGATTTCGACTCTGAGCTTACGACCGTTCAGATCGTGACGCGCCGAGTACTTCAGGCTCAGGAAAGACGTATCGCCGCGAAGGTATTCGATACGACCGTTTTCTCTGGGTCGAAGCTCTTCACGGATTATTCCGCCGAGCCGTGGGA